GATGACCAACCTGTAGAAGTAAGCTTAGAATTTGCTTATGAGTATGTCACAACTGGAACTAATGAAGCTATTACTCCCGTTGATGCTATTAAGAAAATTAATGGCGCAGTAGAGTGGGTAAGTTCCTCAGCAGACCTTTGTGAACCCTATGCTGTAGATCTCGAAATCGAACGTGTCCTTAATTGTGGCACAGCAGAAGATGAAATAACTCTTTTGTCAGATTTCAGATTTGAGAGTCTTGAGTATAGCTTGCAGGATGCAACAATTTCCGTTTCTGGAAAATGTAATGTTACAGATGCAACTGTAACTCGACAATAACTTTGAGTGATGAAGTGTACTTGCCACTGTAAGCAAGGTTTAGAACGTTCTTACATAAATGAGATATTTTGGAGGTTAAACCTATGGCAAGAATAGACTTGCGAGACTGCACCATCCGTCTAAAAGATGGTCTAAGTGGCACATGCAACATTACTGAAGCAGCCCCTGGTGCCAATGATACAGATGTTGATGTAGACACTGTAGCATTAGTGGGGCCAGCAAATACCCAATTAATCCCTGTTGGTGCCCGCTTTACTGTACCTAATATTAGTACAGTATTTACTGTAACTGGTAGGCTTCCAGCTAGTGCTGGACCAACAACCAATGTTACTTTCACTCCAGCTTGGGGTTCTGTTAACACACCTGTTGTAAATGCTGACATGACGTTCCTACCTCAACAATTGGATATTACCATTGGTGAAGGTAACCTTACCTATACGGAAGCAAAGGAATATGAATACATACTAGATCGTGGCGTACTTGATACAGTTCGGGAGGGTGATGACCAACCTGTAGAAGTAAGCTTAGAATTTGCTTATGAGTATGTCACAACTGGAACTAATGAAGCTATTACTCCCGTTGATGCTATTAAGAAAATTAATGGCGCAGTAGAGTGGGTAAGTTCTTCAGCAGACCTTTGTGAACCCTATGCTGTAGATCTCGAAATCGAACGCGTACTTAATTGTGGTACGGCAGAAGATGAAATAACTCTTTTGTCAGATTTCAGATTTGAGAGCCTTGAGTATAGTTTGCAGGATGCAACAATTTCCGTTTCTGGAAAATGCAATGTTACAGATGCAACTGTAACGCGACAATAACTTTGAGAACCCATAGGGCTATGGATGGCCCATAGCCCTATTCTCTATTTAACAAAGCGAGGTAAATATGAAAATTGCAGGTCAAGAAATTAAGGGGCCATGTGTTGAAACACTAGTCCTATCAAGGGAAAATGGCCCTCTTGCTATTAAAGCACAGGGGTTGCCTGATTTTGATGAATTTGATGCCCTATGCCCAGAACCTAAAGCACCTGGGAAACTTACAAAAAATGGTTGGGAACCAAATCTAAAAGATGATAACTATCGGTCTATCTTAAATATCTACAATGAAAAGAAACTAGCCTATATTGTTGTTAGGTCTTTAGAAGTTAGTGAAATTGAATGGGACACTGTGGATATCAATAATCCAAAAACGTGGGTTAACTATCGTACTGATCTAAAAAATGCTGGTTTTTCTGAGATTGAGGTTGGTAGAATTGTTCAAACCGTTCTGCAAGCTAATGCACTTGATGAAACAAAATTAGAGAAAGCCCGAGAGGTTTTTCTTGCTGGTCAGAGGGTGGCAGCCGAAAAATCCTCTGGCCCAGTGGACGCACAGGTGACTACCTAATTTGGAAAGCGTGTGCTAGATTCGGTATTAAACCTCCAGGAGTCAAGGATGAATGGGACGCCTGCCCCTCCTGGATTCAATCTCTTTTATTAGCATTTGAGCAAACTATAGAACATGACGAAGATTTAAGACTGGCTGCTAGCAAAATATGAAACTAACCTTTGATTATACACTCCTGAAATTAGATGCTGGTGAGTATAAGCGTACTTTGCATACTTACTTGTTAGATAAATTACAGGAAGGTGGTAAACTGTGGTTAGGAGCTTGTTTAGCAGTTATTCCAGTTTGGTCTGGAGCATCTCATGGTACTTTTCTTAAACTAGCAAATAAAATAGGGATGCTTGTCTCAATTTCAGCTATGGCTAGTATCCCTGGAATGTTAGGTCCAGCGGTTGGTAGTCAGAAAAGTACTGCTTCTATAAAGAGTTCAAATGACCAGTATATTTTAGAGTATGGGACTAGTTTATGGCATCTTATTTATAATGAGTATAACAATGCCAACTTAAACCCAACCGCTGGGCGATTGTTTGCAAGATTGCGTACTCCTGGTCCTTATAATTTTCAAAAAATAGGCGCTGAAGCATTTAGCGCCTTTGCTACAACAGTGAGTCTTCCATCTCCCTGGAAACTTTTAAAACAGACTAAACACAGGGTTTAAACATGCCTGAAACTGATATTATTCAAAGGATGGGTTTTGACGCATCTGGTGCTATTGCGCAAATTAATAGCACGGCAGAAGCATTGAGAAACCTTAATGCAAGCCTATCAGGTGTGGCAATAGGTGTTAAAAAATGGAATACTGGTTCTAGTAATACACCAACACTCTTAGGGAATATTCAAAAACAGGCAGATGCTGCTTCTCTAAGTTATTATAAAGTCAGCCAAGCCCAGACTGCTATGGCCTCTGCTCCAAGTGTAGCAGCACAAGTTCGCCCACTCCAAGAGGTTCAACAAAACTTAGACAATCTACATAATAGGGCCAAGAGTTTTACTATCTCATGGCAAACTCTTCTTAGAGTTGTTTCTACACGACTCCTAATTGGTGGTGTTAATGCAATCATCAGGAGTTTAATAGAAGGCTCACAACGGGCTATGGAATTTGGTATCCGTATTGGTGAAATCGGAACCATTGCTGGAAAAGGCGCTAACTTAGATGCTATAAGTAAACAGCTTATTAATCTATCAAAAGCTACTGGCTTAGAGTTAAATGACACAGCAGAAGGTTACTACGAAACATTATCTAACCAACTAGGTAATGCTAGCCAATCTATGTTTGTGTTTGAGAATGCAACCAAATTAGCAGTAGCCACAAATTCCTCCCTAGAAGATTCAATTAACCTGATATCCTCATCTTTGACAGGCTACCAACTCGGTGCAGAACAAGCAGCAATTGTCTCTGGGCAGTTGTTTGAGGCTATTAATATTGGTCGTTTTCGGGCAAAGGACTTGGCCGATATTTTAGGCACTGTAGGCCCTGTTGCATCTGAGATGGGTGTAAGCCTGGAAGAAAGCTTAGCCTCTATAGCCAACATGACCCTTCAAGGTACAAGGGCTACAAAAGCTGTAACTCAATTGCGTGCTGTTTTAACTCAAATGTTAAAACCCACAGAGGCACTAAAAGAAGTAATGGAGTCAGAGTGGGGGGTGTCAAATGCTCAACAAGCCATTATTAAATTTGGTGGGATGAATAATGTTCTTTTTGAATTAGATCGAATTTCAAAAGGCGCCTCAAATGAGATGGCAGAATTCTTTACCAACGTGCGTGCTTTAAGTGGTGCATTTGGTGAAACTCAAAATATTGAGAAAACAAAATTAGCCATCGAAAAAATTAATGTAGCAGGTGCTGACCTAATTGACTGGTCTTCACAATTAGTTTTGGACCAACCGGCTAAGCAAGCTCAAATAGCCTTTAATGCACTAAAGGTTGAAGTTACTGAACTAGGCGCAAGACTCCTGCCACTGGGTACAATTGGCGCACAGGGGTTAACTTATCTTGCTCAATCAGCAGATGGTGTCGCAGCGGCTCTTATTGCAATACCTCTTCTTAGTATTGGAGTGAATTTAAAGCTAGTTACTACTTATTTTAATAGTGCGGCCACATCTGCAAAACTCTTTAGAACCAGCCTTCTAGGCATTGGTGCCGCTGCTGCATTTATGCTTGGGTGGGAAATTGGGCAATGGCTTGTAAATGCGGATAAGCGTCTAAAAGACTTTGTTAATACTAATTTAGAGGGTGGTCAAAAAATAGCTGATGCTATTAAACATGCTAATACTGTTATGACTACCGTGCGTGAAGAAGCCTTTAAGAAAGATCTTCAGATCTCTATACAGTATTTTTCTGAGTTACAAAAACAATATAATACTCAATTACAAACAGCAAAGGAAGTTGGTGCAGTTTCTACTGAATTGGCTAAAAAACAAATAGGCTCCATTGTAGACTTACAAGAAGCTCTTGTCAATAAATTGTCTCAAGTTGAAGGGGCTGCCCAGAAACAAATTTTAGATTCTGAAAAGAATTCTCTTAATATTCGTCGTAAAATAAATCAACAAATGTTTGATTGGAGTATCGAACAAGTTGATGGTCTTTCTAAATCTTATGCAAGATCAAACAGGGCGCAAGAACTTGTTCAAGCCGGGCTAGCTCAATTGAGCCAGCGTGGGCTTACAGTAAAACAACTCGAAGATGCTAAGGAACTTATTACTCTAGGGTCACAACAAGCTACCCAAGCGTCTCAAGAAGCAAGTACCATTCAAGATGCTAGACAGCAGCGAGTAGCCCTCTATAGAACTAGACAACAGGAATTATCTGCACAGAATGCTCTATTACAAGCTGAACAACGTGGGATTGAACTAAGCAAAGAGCAGATTAATCAAGCTAAAATTGAACAAGCTGAGCAATCAAAACGACTTCAACTTATTCTAAAATATTATAATACAATCCAAAAAGGAGTATCACAATTTGATACTCAAACTGGGAAGCAAAAATCAGAACGACAGCAATTATTAGATGTAGATGCTGGTAAAAAAGCTTTTCAAGAATTGCGGAAGCTTTTTGATTCCCCTGAAAATCAAAAACTACTTAATATCTCTGAGAGATTTGGTTTGGAAGATCTTGGTAGGAAATTAATTTCAGAAGCTAAAACCCTCCCAACCTTACAAGTTCAACTAGAAACAAATTACAATGAACAGGTTAAAAAATTACAAGCTATCTCTGAACAATTACCAGTAGAACTCAAAACGAATCTTAAAATTGCTGGGTTTGAATTTGAAGAAGGGACTAGCCCCGCTGATATCAGCCAGTTTATTACAAATCAGATGCAAGAAATTCAACAACAGGCACCTGAATTAAAAAATATCACAGATAGGATGATTGAAGCTCAGCAGGCAATCTCTGTTGGTGGTGGCATAACTTTACCAATCTCTACAATTGATATTAAAGCTCAAGTCCCTGAGTTGGCAAATCTTTTAGCTAAATATAATGAACTAGCTCAACAAAAAGGGGCTATTGAACAATTAACATTTAAGCCTGGGTCAACGGATATACAAACTCTAAGACAATATCGTGCTGCCCTAGCAGAGTTTATTGAAGAAACAAGAAAAGTTAGAAATGTAGGTGATAGTTGGGAACAATTGGAAATGAGAGAGTTCCTAACACAAGATATTGATCTTGGTAGTCTCAAACAACTTGTCTTAATCTACCAGTCTTTAGAGACTGTTTTCAAGGAATTAGAAACAGCGGACCCAACTGGAAATAGATTCCAAGAGCTTCAAAATAATGCCAACAGGTACAAGGCATTAATACAATCTATTTCGAGTGAAGCACAGGGCCAAAAATTAATTGATTTGACCCAATTTGCTCAGGCTAGGGCGACTGTAGAAACAATGAAACCAACAGCCTTGTTAAATAGCTTAAATGCTGCAAATACTGTTGTGCAAACAATGGCAAACACAATTAAAAATATGCAGCCAGGGGTTCAAGGATACTCAAAGGGCGGGTTAGTTAAATACTTCGCTGCTGGTGGCTTTGCTCCAAAAGGTACAGATACAATACCAGCTATGTTAAGTCCTGGTGAGTTCGTTATGAATGCAAGGTCTACTAAGAAATTTTATTCTCAACTAGTAGCCATGAATTCAGGGTTACAACCTATTTATAGGGAGACAGGAGGGAGTGTAACAAACAATATTGGTGATATTAATGTCACACTAACTGGTGGTTCAAACACCAAACAATCTGCGAGAGAAATCGCTACCGCGCTTCGTCGTGAAATGCGGAGAAACACAGTTTCATTAAAATAAGGAACAACAAAAAATGAGTAGTCTTAATTTTTCACAAGGTTCAAATTGTGAGCTTGTTCGTGCTCAGTATACAAATTTGAATAAATTACTTGCGACGGGTCGTGTTAAAATTGACCATTATCGTGGCACAGAGCGTATTAATTCTTATGAGTTCCCAAACGGTATTGTAAACGAAGGTAAAAATTATCTTCTAAATACTGGGTTCCATAATACTACCCCCTATGCTCTTTGGTATTGTGGTCTAATTGACCTAACTGGCTACAGTGCGCTAGCCGCCGATGATACCTATGACGACATTAACCAAGCTGGTAATGGTTGGGACGAATTTACGAGCTACACTGATGCGAATAACAGTGATAGTGCAGTAACCCGGCCAGTTTGGTCAAATGACGCTGCTTCTGGTCAGTCAATCACAAACTCCACTACTGCTATTTTCGATATTACTGCTAATGGCACTGTCAAGGGTGTCTTTATTGTTGGTGGTACAGGTGGTGCAGTAAATAAGAGTGACCATGCCGCAGCCAATAACGTCCTTTGGGCCACCGCCCTATTCGGTTCAGGTGACGTTGCTGTCCTCAATGGTGACCAATTAAAAGTAACATACACTGTCAGTGCGTAGTGCTTTCCTCGCCAATCCGGTGGGGAGCACTTGCTCCCTGCCGGTTCATATATTTTAAGGAACCTTACCATGTCTTTACTTGTATTAGAAAGCTTTGATTCATTTGGTGCCAGTGGTACAACTGGTAGTGACTTGGAAAATGCTCTAAAAGCTAAGTATGGTGCTGCAAATATTGACACTGGTACGGATGCCTCAATTGTTGATGGATATGTCTCTGGTTTAGGTATTCAAAGTAATTATGACACTTCTGATGGTAATAATTATATTAAGTTTGCCTTCAGTGTAGCTACTAATTTAATTACTGGGTTCTTTTTTAAGACACCAACTGATTTGTCTACCCAGAAGTATCTTCTAGTCTTTACTAATGCAACACCGGCTGATATTTTTTGGCTTGGCCTCACCCTCGATTTTAAATTAGTAGTACGCGGTGGGGAATATTGGTATAGTACAAGAGTTTTAAAGCCTTCTACTTGGTATTATATTGAATTAAAAATAACATTTAATGATACAACTGGTGCTGTAACTTTAAAAATTAATAATGAAACAGATATTGCTAAAACTAATGTGGACACACTTTCTACTGGCTCTACAGGTCCGGTCGCTCTTGAACTAAATATTTCAGTTGGTGTCGGTTCCATCATAGATGATTTTTATTTAGCTGATGATACTAGTGATTTTATTGGCCCAAGTAAAATTGAGGCTATTAGACCCTCTGGTGATGATACTGTAGCTTGGGATTGTAGCACAGGGTCTGACCGATATGCTTTAGTTAACGATAGTGGACCAAATGCTACAACCTATGTAGAAGGGGATACTGTTAATGAATCGGATTTATATACATATTCTAATCTAGCTACAATTACAGGGAATATTTTAGGAGTGCAAATAAACACTGCCGCCCAGTTAGATGCTGCTGGAACAAGAATATTAGTAGATTCTATAAATTCTAATGGAGTAGTTTCAAACGGTGCAGGTGTTGCATTAGCAAGTACAAATTATGAAACAATTTATAGAATCCTAGAAGAGGACCCAGATGTTAATGCTAATTGGACTGTTACTACTATAAATGCTTTAAAAGCAGGTATTATTGTAGGGGACTAATGTGTTACAAATTTTAGAAGGTTTTGAATCTTATGAAGGGCTATCTGGTGCTAATTTAGTAGATGCTGTTAAATCAAAATGGGCATCCAATATTGAATCAGATTGGGCCAATATTATTGAAGGACATCCACGAGGATCCGCTTTACAATGGTTGGACACCTCAAGTTCTGGGAGGTTGTATTTTCCTATAAATTGTACAAGTAAAATTTCTTTTGGATTTTCTTTCAAACAAGCTGGGACTGGATCCAGTGTACCTAGTACTTTTCTACATATTATATTGGGGAGCAATATTCAAGGTTACATAAGGCTTGGTATGGATGGTTGTCTATATTTTTATAGTGCTAGTTTAAGGGGGGTCTCTTCACCTATTCCAATAGGTACTTGGGTTTTTCTTGAATTTGAAATTACAATAGATAATAGTAGTGGTAGCTGTAAAATTTATATGAATGGTGACTCAATTCTGGATTTATCTAGTATAGATACTCAAGTTGCAACAACTGGTCAAATATCGTCAATCTCTATTATACCTGTTGAAAATGCTTGTTTTGATAATATTTATATATGTGATGATAGTGATGGCCCTCCTACTAGATTAGGACCATTATATATTGAAGAGTTACTTCCAATAGCTGATATTACTACAGATTGGACTCCTTCTACAGGAACGGATCATTTTGCTATTGTAAATAGTTTTAATGATTCTACCTATCTGGCTAGTATGACTATGAATAATTCAGATGTTTTTGGATTTGAAGACCTGACATATATTGATTCCAACATCCAAGGTGCTATGCAGCTTACAAGGGTTGGAATAGATCCACTAGGCCTACGGGAGCTTGAGTATGGTTGCTATTCTGGGGCTAATTCTAATGCAGGTTTAGTAAATTTAGTGTCCCCGATATTTGAAAGTATCATACATACATATACTGTTGATCCCAATACAAGTAACGCTTGGACAGTTACAGGTATTAATACGGCAACTTTTGGTATAAAGGTAACAGACTAGTATGCTGAGGTTTTTAGACAGTTTTGATGCCTATGGTGAAGTTGGGGCTAATTTCTCAACTTTGAAAACAACTATGAGTGGTAGATGGGATTTACTTAATAGCCTAATTAGTCCTAATACAGCCTTTGTATTAATTCCAGGAAACTATAGTAGCTGTGGACTATCTCTTGTATCTAATTATGCTAGTATGGCTAAGACATTTGATAACCAACAAATTTGGTTATTAGGCTGTTGGATTAAATTTATTTCAATTTCAAATGGATCAAGTATTATAGAACTTTTGGATGGACCAAATACCCAAGTTTCTATAGAAGGTTGGACTAGTCCTTATAATTTAAGAGTCTATGCAGTAGATACATTAGTAGGTTCTATTGAGATTAATTTAGATCAATGGTATTATTTAGAATTTTATGCCGATATCCAGAATGCTGCAACAGGGTTTTGTGAATTAAGGTTAGACAATACTACAGTTATTTCTGGGAATGCAGATACATCCAGGAGTGGTGTAAATCAAGCTAGTGCAATAAGATTTGCTGTGGAAGCAGGTTCTTTTTATATAGACGATTTATATATTGCTGATGGTCAGCCAGGAATTAATACATTCTTAGGTCAGAGTACAATCTCTGTTGTCTATCCTGAAAGTGATGTAGTTACCAACTGGGCACCAAGTACTGGTAGTGACCACTATGCTCTTATAAATGATACGGTTAGAAACACCTCAACTTATGTTTCAACTGATACAAATAACGCTGTGGACTCTTTTATCTTTCCAGCGGGTGGGTATGGGTCAACAATTCATGGGGTTCAACTATGCCTTGAAGTGGCTTCTGATGGGTCTGATCCCAAAGAGTTAGAGGGTATCATTACTTTTGATAGCAATGAGAGTGCAGTAACTAAAAAAGTACTAGGAGGTATTAATACTCCTGATACTATTTTGATACCAGCCGAATATCAAATAAATACTACTAATGCGTGGACTTCTTCTTCAATCCATGCTGCAAATTTTGGATGCAAGAAACTTAGCTAATGTCAAACATCAGAGTTATACAGCAATCTATTGATGTTTTAGGGTATATTGATACACCTAATTTAAGGGTTAGTCAACAGTCTATTGATGTACTAGGATATGTTGACCAACCAGCTATCAGAGTTTCTCAACAAAGTGTACAAGTTGCTGGGAGTGTTGCTGGAAGTGCGCGTTTAAGCAGAGCCTACCTAGAAGTATTATCACCATTACATTCCTATAGTGTTGTTGATGCATTGAGTCTAACACAAGAAATGTCGCTTGGAGATATACCTTTACATGCTTCAAATATTCTGTATCTCAGTGACTCTGCTATAGTACCTATTATCACGGCTGATATAACGGATACTATAACAATAACGGATGCCTTAGCCTATAGTGGTACTCTACGTGCTAATGGATCTTCCACCCTGTCACTATCTAGTGCAGTTGTTTACCACATAACTGCTAGATTTTCTAATACTGACACACTAACGATCTCAGATGCTGCTAGTTACATCGGTCCAAAATGGTTCTCAATCACTGACACTCTAGTATTAACAAGCACAGCTAGAGAACCTGAATTATATGAGCGTACTGTCAGTTCAACATTAACACTAACTGATGTTGTAACTTATCACGGTCGCTTAAATTACTCTGCAAATAATACGCTAGTATTTGTTCAATATGCAGATAACAGAATTAAGGTTAGAAATACTTTTGATACCCTTACTCTAACTGATAGTGCTGTGGGTTCAAGAATTATCTTTGCATATAATACTCTTGAATTAACCCAGGAATTAGCAAAAGGTATCACGAGTATCCAAGTAGAGGATACACTTACTCTCGTACAGACAGCTACTGGACATAGTAGTCTAAAGAAACCTATTCTCTCTCAAACATTAACTCTAACCTCAACAGTTGAAGTCTATCCATACTATGGCCGGGGATCAGATTCTTTAGAGTTAGAAGACCTCTTGGAAGTTGTCTTCCCTGTTCACTATTCTGCAACAAGTGAACTGATAAGTGTAACTTATGAGGTTGTAGATGGTGAATTAATACCTGTCTATACAGGTTTATCAGATAGTGCCACATTTGGAATAAATGCAACCCGGGACTTCCATGATTATTTACAATGGGGTCAGCAGGTTGATCATTTACTTGTTAAAGGAATAGCCACCTCTGAAAGTGTTAATACAGCTTTAGTACTCACTGATGCTGCTAGACTTTCAAAAACTGAATCTGTAACTAGCTCACTTTCACTGTCTCAGAGTTTAACAGGGTTAATTGCTACAAGAAGTGACACTGAATTAGAAGTAGACCAAAAGGCATCCACTACTAAAACTGCTCTAAGAAGTCTGGATTCAGAGTTACAATTATTATCTGCTTTTACATACACAAAGACCGGTGTTTCAACCTGTGGGTATAATCCAACCTTTGGGACTGGTGCTGACTTACCTAAAAGATTAGTTAATACACCTGTGTTGACTAAGCAAGATACTATAGCTTTGTGGTGGCCTTTTGAAAGTCCAACAAATACTTTAACACTTAGATGCCCGGATCTTGGTAATCGAAATAGGGTTGAATTCCAGCGAATTAATAGAAGATCTATTGGTGGAACTTTAATTATTTGGGCAGACCAGCAGTGGCCTAAAAATGAAAACATCAATATAACCATCAGGGCATTAACAGAATCCCAGGGTCAGGCGGCTTTGGATTTTATTTATACTAGTATTGGGCAAGAAATTGGATTTACAGACTGGGAAGGTAACACATGGAAAGCTGTATTGATGAACCCCGATACAGCTATTTCCAGGTTACGTCCTAATAATATTCAATTAGACCTTCAATTAGAATTAACATGGTCTGCATATAATGTACTCGGAACAAGCACATTAAATCTAACTCAGGTTGCTAGTGGCCAAAAAGTATCCTCCGCAAGTGGTGAAAACACATTTATACCCTGGGATTTTGGTAGAACTATTCCTGGTATAAAAGCACGTTCTGGTGAGTCTGCTTTAAGTGTATTAGACACACTCCGTAGAGTAATAGATGTTACACCAGAGGATACACTTAGTCTTACTTCAATGGCTGTTGCTGTTCAGCAGCTAGAAGATACTCTAAGCATAACACAAGTGGCTTGGCCTAGTTTACCACAAGTTTCTGGTTCTTCATCCTTGAGTATAACTGATTCCTGTGAACCTGGATTGCATTATTTAACACTTGCTGATACCTTAGCTTTAGCACACTCTAGGAGCTATGTAATAGAATAATATGATTCAATTTTCAGCACCTTATCCTTTATTAACAACTACTATTATACTTCCAAATCCATTGTTAGGAGACTTGGAAGGGGGTGTTTCATCTATTATAACAAAAAGATCAATGGATGGAACTCTCTATACTTATGTGCAAAAGAATACTGACAAAAAACTAGACTTGCAGTTTCTTCTTACGAGATTAAAAGGGGAAGAATTAAAACGCTTCCTATTTACTTATGCTTCAGATAAACTAGTATATGTTGATCATTTGGCTAGAACTTGGGTTGGATACATAACTTCAAATCCAATCGAATTCACTACTAGTAGGCGTGGTGCTCCAGGTGGTGGTAATGAATTAATGGAAGTCTCTATAGAGTTTGAAGGTGAGCTACAATAATGAGAACTTTATCAGCAAATGCACTAACTAAATTAAGAACAAGGCTTGGTACTGAGCCGATCATTATCTTGGAAATTCAATGGGTACAAGGTGGTGGCTGGAGTATGTATGCTTCAAAAAATATAGGAACATCCGTTTTTGGTAAGATTTTAACCATTGGTAATATGGATGATGTAATTGGAATTTCCGAAAATGATGCCTCACAAGAAGTTTCAGTAGTACTAGATGATACTGATGGTAGCTTAAAACAAATTATAGATACCAACGATATTCATAAACGAGATGTCAGGGTCTGGCAGTGGTTTGATGGGCTAGACTTATCAGATAAGTTTCTACTTTTCTGTGGGAAAATAAATTCCCCTATTGAATGGAATGAAGGTGAACGTACCTTATCTTTTGATATTATATCTCAATTAGAAGATACAGAATTTGGTTTCTCACCAGAAGAAGGGGAATTTGATTTTATCCCCGCTAATCTAATTGGTAAAGCATGGCCCTCTATTTTTGGGACTCCGTTGGATGTTCCAGTAGTTAGAATAGGGGAGGCTATACATGGTACGAGCTTAGCTGGTGTTGGTATTACTACTGGCGAGGGGCAAGTAGGAGATGGTGGCGCAAGTGCTGCTATTGCGCAGCATAGTGGTGGCCAAGCTTCTACTAATATCCAAGCAGGGCATTTAAGCTACATTGCGTCAGCGTGGATGGGGGTAGACAGCGATCTAGCAGAGCAGTTCAGGGAACAAGCCAACAATATTAGGAGTCAACAGGCGAACTCACTAGGAAGTGTATATGCCAATTTGCAAAAGAACCTTGAAGCTGCCCAACAACAAGTAGCTGACTCTAAAACTGGTTCTGAAGGGGCTAATCCAG